AATCCGGCATCTAGCGGCCTTCATCTTCCAATTGCCACATTGAACGCATCGGATGATGTCATCTTCCTTACTGGCTATCCGCTCAGATGGGTAGATTATCCGCATCTCAAAGCATCGCTGGCACTCAACCAGCCAAACTTCGGGAGGCGCTTCCGGCACTTCTTGGCAGTCATAAGTCCTTACTAGCCGATGGGCGGTTGATGCCTTACAGCTCGAGCACTTAAATGGATGGATATCTAGATTCACTTCTTAAAAACCCATTTACCATCTGAGTCAATCTTCATCCATTTAGCTGGACATTGAGCATCCCGGTCTCGAGACGGGCAGACCCATCCGCGATACTCATTGCCATCCTTAACGCCGGTCTTTAACACCATTGCGCCGTGATTACAGATAGGCACTTCATCAGCAATCTCAGCCCCGAGCGTTTCGATTAGGTGCTCGATGTTATGGTGAATTGGCTCTGGATCATCTGGGCGCTGTTCTTTTACGAATTCGGCTAACTTAGCGGAGGTCGTTTCGATTGGCTTTTGGTGTGATACCCAAGTGGTTCGCGGCTTTGCATAATATCCAGCAAAGTTGAGAGCTCTGCCCAGAGCGCCCGTCTCTGCAAGTTCCAATGCATATTGCTTGCTCTTTGACTCCGTTGATAAGCCCGTAGCAAAAGGATTCGGGTCAGCTTCAGTTCGATATAACTCAACTTTGACGATATAGACATCGCACTCCTTTACAAGTGATTCGGCTAGGCAATGGGTTTGATTCGGTAATCTGGATAATCTTTGATGAACTGTGTTAAACGATCTTGGACTCCAACATAGTCCTTAAGGAAGTCTGACATCTAATTTCTCCTGTTCCGCTGTTTGTTTCAGCGCGTCTTGTAACTGCTCTTTTAATGAATAGAAAGTGCCATCAGGCCAAGATTGAATATCAGCTGCGCACTCTAGGCAGTAAAAGCGGATTTGGCCTTTACGCTTCGGATGCTCACTAATAATCTTCCAATAGGCTGGCTTTCGGGCTAATGGATGTAATTCCCCACTTCTTGATAGATGGGAATATCGCATCTTGCAATAATCGCAGTATTGATTCATATTGCTATTCCTCAAAAGAGCCAAAGTCGCTCCAATCGGTAAATCGGGTTCTAGCCAAGATAGAGGAATATCCAATGAGATCGAGATACGAATCCTCCCGCATTGGGCTCTCCACCATTCTTGAGAGTTTGGTCGCGATAAACACCAATGCCAATTCAGATGGGTCTCTGAGCTGAATACCGAGGGCGCGACATAGCTTGTAAATGCGTAGTAGGTTGTCCCTCGGATCACCATATTCGAATCCCCGGTCGTTAAGAGTAGATTGGGCTTCTTCAATCCATTCATTAAGCCCTCGATCCGATAACTCGTCCATCTTTCAAGCCCCTCTCATAGCCAGTCTGAAAGGCCTTAGCCTCTCGGTTTTCTGCCCATATCATTAGCGTCCAAGTTATCGCTGTGGGAATGGCAATCATCAGAAACAGAATTTGATTATCTGACATCAGCATTCACCCCATATGTGTCAAGGAAATACGCTGAAATTTCAGCCCTTGCCAATCGGCCTCGAGTATCTTTGCGGCCTAGATTTGCTATTGCGTACCGCCGGATAATCGTTCCAGCGACAAAGTGCGTTCCATCTGTCCAAGCTTGCGCTCTGGTATCAAATGAAATTACCTTGGGTTTTTCTATCATTTGCTCCCTATCTCTAAACCCTCTAAATGGATTTAGGGCTTCAGCCTAGGGGAATAAATCGAATTACCGCAATATCAACTGCGGTGTGTCGTCAAATAAATCGATATGGTCGTCGATGGTTCTGTGGATATCCTCGACCTCATAGATCAAATAATCAACAGCCTAGATTCCTCGATGTGGAGAAAGCCAACTGGCTTCTCAACCTTCTCGCTATTGGCAAAATCGGTCTTTGTTGGAAGTACCTTTAAAACCCACTCAGGCTCGTTTAGAGCCCCCAAATCAAACTCATAGACCCCAGATGGGGTTGCATTGATATAAAGCGTCCTAGAGCCCGTTCTAGCCCTTATATCGGCCAAATAATCCCACTTGTGCTTCTCAATCATCAAGCGGTCGTAATGCGTCCTACGGCATTTCATTTCGATAAAAGCGTTATGGGTTACCCCATCACATCGGTCGGTCGCTGATAGTGGCGTAAGGTCTGGATATTCGGCCTTAAGCGCCTCAAAGAGCTCAACTTCCCGAAAGTAGGTCAGATGTCCTCTTCTCCATCTTCCCAACCTATTTTGCGGATTGGGTCATTACTGTCGATTACCCAGTCTGGCCAAGAGCTACGATCCATAGCGAAAGCAAGAGCTGTGCCTTCATCCATCCCGGCATTACGGCAAGATTTGTAAATCTCTTGGCAAGCAATCGCCCAGTAATCTAATTTTGTAGGAGGCTCTTTAGGGCTGATTCTACGGCGTTTTGTAGGCTTTTTAGCCTTTTTAACGGCGCGCTTTCTTTGTGCTGGCACTTACTACCCTCTCCCGTAGAGCTGTCTCAAGGGTAGATTCTAACTTATCAAGTCGAGAAATCAGCGGAAGATTCTCAAGTTTTATGATGTATCTAAGTCCGGCTATTAGGAGGCCAATTGATCCGAGAACGGATGCAATAAACGCGGCGACCTCGGTAGGCATTACCGGACTTTGCCGTAACGCTCGTAGGAAGGGTTAAGCCAATTTATGATGCTCGGCAATACGGCAGCAATAGCAGCATTTGCCATCGTCTCCACATCGAAGCCGACTGCGAGATAAGTCGCTAGGAATGTCGCTAGAAATGTTTTTAGCCAGCTCTCGGCCGCTCTCTTTAGGTCTTGCTTCATTGCGCTCTCCTTCTAGGTCAAACCAACTATCGTCTTTATCTCCCAGAGTGGTAAAGCTGATGTGAAAGTGAGATCGATGAGGATTAGCCCCTCGATACTTACGCCATCTCCAGTTCATTATACCGGAGGCTATCCGACCATCGTAAATTAAATATTTAATGCGCTTATCACCGCGCTTGGCTAGTTTCCTCAGCTTCTCGACTAGGGCAAAAGCTTCTTCCTTGTGAGCCCCTAAATCAGCATCGATATCTAAAGCTCGTACGATTCCTGTTCGAGCGTCTGGTATATGGTCAGAATTGCCCTTAGCAATATGCCTAGCGTCAGCAATCCAGCCGTCAGAGCGCCTATCGCGATCAGGATAATCGTCATCAATTTGTTCTCTTAACTGAATACCGGCTTTACAAAGCTTAGCCATTATTTGCCAAGTTTAAGGCCAGGAGGTAAAGGTTTTTCATAGTTCCAAGCGTCGATATATTGAATACCATCTCCATCATCTCTTAAATAAATTCCCAACTCAAGATAATCAGATTTGATTGGGTCGATTTCAGGATAATACTCGGCAATTATTAATGATAAATCCTTTTCCATTTTACGCTCCTAAATAAGTGCAACCAAAACGAGTAGTCGCGGCAATTTGACTAGCTGTGTCATATTCAACATTCAGGCTACCACCGCTGGTTTGATAAACAACGGCTTCTACATAATCTCCTGCCACTAAATTTAACAATGCGCTTGCGTTGTAAATTGTTGCCAATCCAGAATCACTTGGCATTTGAACTCGCATTAAATTCGCGCCCTGTGTTCCGTTTATTTGTAATGCTAGATCTCGGCGGCCAGAATTATTGCCAGCAAATCTTACTAAATATGTAAATAAATATTTACCGCCTTTACCAGCAGGAATGGTAATACGAGTGTTATTTGTTGAGTTGTCGTGAAAACCATCTGTATCAAAATTTTCGGAATCGAAACTCAATGCGGTAGCAGTATTATTTGAAATAGATTGGACTGCCGTTTTTCTTAAATCGCAACCAACAAAAGTCGGAGTGGATGCTGGCAATGCTGCCCATTTCATTCCAGTAGTTTCCCCGCTGGCGGCTGTAAGAACATAATCATTTGTACCGACTGTAAGCTTGGCGAATGTGTCCGCGCCTGTGCCGACTACTAGGTCGCCCTTCGCGTCATAGGTAGTTGCGACTGTATTGGTGACTATTGGAATTGGGCCAGTGCCCGAAGCAACTGAAATACCTGTTCCGGCTTGGACTTCGGTAATATCTCCAACATTTGGAGTTACCCAAGTGTAATCAAGATCAGTATTTGAATTCTTACTTAATATCTGCCCAGTCGTTCCGCCTTTGAGATCGACCAAGCTTGTATCGATACCATTGCCGAGAGTGCGGATTGCAGCTGCACCATCCTTGACCAAATCGGTATCCGCTGGGGTAGTCCAGCCGAAATTACTTGTTGTTGGCATATTTCTCCTTTAGGCGACGATTGTAGCGTCAATCCATTCAAGTGTGGTAGATAGGGTGTTCCAAGCTTCGGTAACTGGGACGCTGTTCCAACGGAAAGCTTGTAGCG